ATAAACAAGAAGAAGTGTCCTACATGCTCCCCGATCTATGATGGATATTGGGGATCAGTTCAGTCTGGAACATCTTCTTTTCAAAGAAAGAAAATGTAGGTCTTGCAGAAAAACTAAAAATTTAATTGAAGATTTTTACATGACTAGGAAATCCAAGAGAGGATTACCGTCAGCATATTCATATGAATGTAAGGATTGTACGATCAATAGAATTCTAAATAATAGAAAGAGAACATCACCAATGTCTGATTGGCAATATCCAGACTGGTAGGTTGTTCATGCATTGTTTCCCCTGTAGAGAGATTAGAAATTCTAAATACTTTTAGATAAATTTGATATCTAAGAGGTAAAATTAAATGGCAAGTCAAGTCTCGCCTGGTGTTATTATTAGAGAGCGTGATTTATCCACTGGTGTTATCACAGGAGTATCTGCACTTAAAGGTGCAATTGCTTCTACATTCACCAAGGGACCCGTAGGCAAAATTGTAAATATCGGATCCGAAAGAGATTTAATTGACACTTTCGGAGCACCAGCTGAGGCTAACGCTGCAGACTGGTTAGTAGCATCTGAGTTCCTCCGTTACGGTGGTCAACTCGCTGTAGTCCGTGCAGCAACTGGTGTACTAAACGCAACTAAAGATGGTTCTGCAGTTCTAATTGGATCTAAAGAAGATTACGAAGCTGGTGCAGGTGCATCTGAAGCATTTGTTGCAAGAGATGCAGGTACAGCAGGTAACAACCTTCGTGTTGTACTCGTTGACAAAGTTGCAGATGTAAAAATGACTAAGGCAGGTCACGGTCTATCCGTTGGCGATGCACTTAGCGATGGTGTAACAACTGATCACGAAGTTACAGTTGTTATTGATGCTAACACAGTTGGTATTAAAGAAGGTGGTGCAGCTGCTGCTGATGGAAACGGTTTCGTTAAGTCTGCTTTTGGCAATTCTGATTACAACGCAATTCCTATTGGAACCACTGGTTTAACATATAAGAATATCGGTCCTAGACCTGGCACTTCTGCATACGCTTCTGAGCGTAATCTATCTGCTGACGAAGTACACGTTGCAGTTATTGATGAAAGCACAAATACAATCGTTGAAAGACTAACATATCTTTCTAAATTATCTGATGGAAAATCTCCTGAAGGATCTAGCACATACTGGGCAAGTTATGTAAATGAGTTCTCTCAATTTATTTACGCTGCTGCTTTAGGTGCTAGTCAGTATACTCCAGTTGGTGAAGCACCTGGTGGAACTGCAGCATCTTATGGTGCTACTGCAGCTGCTCCTCTTACATTAGCATACATTCTTTCTGATGCTGGTGGAACATTATCAGGTGGTACTGATGATTATGCATATACTGCTGGTGAAATTCAAGCAGCATATACATTGTTCCAAGACACAGAAGAGACTGAGATTGACTTTGTTCTCATGGGTGGTTCTATGGGTAGCGAATCAGATACACTTTCTAAAGCAGGAGCAGTTGCTGCTGTTGCTAATACAAGAAAAGATTGTATCGCATTTGTTTCTCCATTCAACGGAAACCAAGTTGCTACATCTGGCAATGCTGCATTGACTCCTACACAACAATTAGATAATACTATTGATTTCTTCTCTAGTATTGGTTCTAGTTCTTATGTTGTTAAGGACAGTGGAATCAAATATGTGTATGATCGTTTTAACGACAAGTATCGTTACATCGGTTGTAACGGAGACGTTGCTGGTCTTTGCGTTTCTACATCTACTATTGGTGATGACTGGATTTCTCCAGCAGGAACTTCTAGAGGTGGATTACAGAACGTTGTAAAACTTGCATTCAATCCTAACAAGGCAGCTAGAGATGATCTCTATACTGCTGCAATTAACCCTATTGTTTCATTTCCTGGTTCAGGTCCTATTCTGTTCGGTGACAAGACTGCTCTTGCATCTCCATCCGCGTTTGACAGAATTAACGTTCGTCGTCTCTTCCTTAACATTGAGAAGAGAGCAAGAGGACTTGCTGAAGGTGTGTTATTTGAACAGAATGATTCTGTAACTCGTTCTGGTTTCAACGCTGCACTTAGTGGATACTTAAGTGAAGTACAAGCACGCAGAGGCGTCACAGACTACCTAGTTATTTGTGATGAAACAAATAATACAGGTGAAGTCATTGATAGAAATGAGTTCGTTGCTGAAATTTTTGTAAAACCAACTCGCTCTATTAACTTTGTCACAGTTACAGTAACAGCAACTAAGTCTGGAGTTTCATTCTCCGAAGTCGTCGGTCGCTAGTAACATAGAGTATAAACAAGAGGTAAAAAACAATGGCAACAAATAACGTATCAACGTTTCTATCGCAAATTCAGCAGGGCATTAAGCCTAACATGTTCTCTGTGGATATTAAATTTCCACAGGGGTTTTCTGGTGCTACTGGAAAATCAAATAATGATGATAAAAACCTTACAAATATTCTTTGTAAGGCTGCTGCACTACCAGGTTCTAACTTGGGTGTAATTGAGGTTCCTTTTAGAGGAAGAACAGTTAAGATCGCAGGTGATCGTACCTTTGATACTTGGACTGCAACATTCTTCGCAGATAGTAACATGGAAATCCGTGGTCTATTTGAAGAGTGGGCAAATAGTATCAACACTCACGAAGCTAACACTGCAACTAGATTCTTACCTAGTTCAACTAGTGCTACTGGTTACATGGCAGATCTTTTTGTTTCTCAACTAGAGAAAGATGATCAGGTTGGTGGTTCTGTAATTAGAACTTATAAACTTCATCACTGTTTCCCAACTAACGTTTCTGCAATTGATCTTGCTTATGATAGCAATGATCAGATTTCTGAGTTTACAGTTGAATGGCAATATTCATTCTTCACTGCTGGTGTTGGTGATACTAAACAAGCAACTGGAACTAAACTAAGCACAGGCGCAAGCACTCGTAAGGTCGTATAATTAACTCTGCTAAATATAAGCAAGAGAACTATATGACTAGGTAAATGAGTCAATTATTTGGCTTCCAGATAAATCGCAAGGAGGGTCAGAAGGGTCAGTCCCCTGTCCCTCCTAATGCTGATGAGGCAATTGCCGTAGCGGCTGGTGGTTATTATGGGACATATGTAGATACGGAGAATCAAGCTCGTAATGAATACGAGATGATTCGCCGTTACCGTGACATGGCATTACACCCTGAGGTGGATAGTGCAGTTGACGAAGTTGTTAACGAATTTATTGTAAGTGATTCTCACGACACTCCTGTAGAAATTAATCTAGATGGTCTAGATGCTGGCATGAGTATCAAGAGAAAGATCAGAGATGAGTTTGAATATATTAAACGTCTTTTAAACTTTGACAATCGTGCTCATGAGATTGTCAGATCTTGGTATATTGATGGAAGATTATTTTATCATAAGGTCATTGACCTAGACAATCCAAAGAAAGGTATTACAGAACTTCGTTACATTGATCCGATGAAGATCAAGAAAGTTCGACAGAAGATTGATAATAAAAAGAATATGGATTCACTGCAAAGACAGGCAGTGAAAGGAACCGCACTAGAGTATGAGTACGGAACATTTGTTGATTATTATCTTTATAATCCAAAAGGTTTTTATAAGGGTGGTGTTTTAGGACCTATTGGTGATATGTCATTGTCACAAGGTGTGAAAATGGCAGTTGACAGTATCACTTTCTGTCCATCTGGACTGCAAGATTTAAACAAAAGAATGACTCTTGGTTTCCTACACAAGGCAATTAAGTCACTCAATCAACTTAGAATGATTGAAGATTCTCTTGTTATCTACAGACTATCAAGAGCACCAGAGCGTAGAATTTTCTACATTGATGTTGGTAACCTGCCTAAGGTAAAGGCAGAACAATATCTCCGCGATGTTATGAGTCGTTATCGTAACAAGCTAGTGTATGATGCAAACACTGGTGAGATGCGTGATGATAAAAAGCATATGAGTATGCTTGAAGATTTCTGGTTACCACGTAGAGAGGGTGGTAGAGGAACAGAAATTACTACATTGCCAGGTGGTCAAAACCTAGGTGAACTAAAGGATGTTGAGTATTTTAAAAAGAAACTTTACAACAGTTTAAACTTACCTCCTTCTCGTTTAACAGATGATAACAAAGGATTTAATCTCGGTAAGACAACTGAAGTCCTCCGTGACGAACTTAAGTT